TTTGGCCCCAGACAACCGTTAGTGCAAGTAGTGCTGAAGCCAATCTACGCGCATCTCGTGCCATATTCTCAGCCATCAGGAAGGCCCAGTATAATATATCTGGGCCAACGTTTCTTGGTGAACTGAGGGAAAGCATACAGATGATACGCGAACCCGCTGCGTCGTTGCGTAAAGGTCTCGGGAAGTATATGGCGAGCGTCGAGAAAAACGCTAAAGCCATCGTTCGTCGCCCAAGTGTTAACCGTTCCGTAACTGGAAACGGTAGGCGCATAAGGCTGAACGGAAAAAATACCACCGGGGCCCAAATACAGCGCATGATTGCGGATACTTGGCTCGAGAGCAGTTTCGGGTGGCTACCCCTTATTTCAGACGTTAAGGCTGGCGCCATCGCCCTTGCACGATTTGGTCTGCGCGAACGCAAAGACCGAGTTACTGCTTCGGGAGTTCACGAGTCGGTCACTTTGGACAGTTTTGTGAGTACGGCGCCCGGAAACGGGCTCTTTATCATTAACATGAGGGCCGTGGAAAAACACATGGTCCGTGTTACGTACAAAGTGGGCGTGAAAGCATCCATGACCGTACCAGAAGGCAGCACCGATCGTTTGGTCGAGCTCTGCGGGTTTTCTATGCAGAACTTTATACCTACGGTCTGGGAGCTGTTGCCCTGGAGTTTCCTGGCGGATTATTTCGCCAATATCGGTCAAGTCCTTGAGGCGTATACAACGGATGTTTCGGGTGTAGCCTATGTGTCGAAAACCACGTATGACGCGCACCTTCTTCGGAAGAGTGCTGTTGTCGACGCGGCCGCCACCAAGCTTAACCTGGGCAATCGTTTTCGCCTGATTGTTCAAGGGGATTGCGGCAATTATGAGTCTGAAATCTCCTCTACTGTTCGTACTCTGGGGTTAACATATCCTTCGTTGACCTTTAGCTTGCCGGATCTACCCAGACAATGGGAAAATATGGCAGCTTTGTACGCTGCACAGGGGCGTATGCGGAACAATAAATTTCTGTAGTTCCGTTAACCGTTTCAATCTATAGGGAATTCTCCTATGTTAGTACTCACTTCACCCGTAACGGGTGGGGCACAGACAGGCTTTACGACACCCACTTACACGCACGCCCTGGACATAAGTCCGGCCGTGAATGCGAGGCAAGTGTACGTTACAGCTGTTGGTGGTGCAGGCAATACGCCGCTGCTTCATTCGGCGTCGTCACCGTTCTTCACTTCAGTGTGGAGACCCAAGGTATTTGCACAACTTGGGAAGCCTCACCCGGTGACAGGCTTACTCACTTCTGTTCCCATGAACACCTACAAGGTGACGACCGGAAAGGGCGTCACACCACTTGCAGGGCAACCTTCCAAGACGGCGACCATGAGCACGCTCATGAATGTACCGGCCGGAAGTGATATTGCAGATCCAGTAAATTTGCGTGCGATGATAAGCATGCACATTGGTTGTCTAAATCAGCTTTCTGCTGAGTTGGGCAACAGTGCCGTAAGTGGTGCAATTTAACGCGCCTTAAGTCGGCTACTGGTCCTCTTGAAGGGGAACAAGATGCAGAAGGTTGTAGAACTATTTATCTTCCACATCATTGGAGTAAGTCTATGCATGATATTGCTAGTCTGTACCAAAACCTGCTTAGCGATGTTGAATGCGACATTCAGCCACTCACAAGTGACATGGATGTTGCAACCGCGCGGAAGATCTGGATTGCCCAAAGCTTTATCAAGAAGTACCAGGGTAGTTCAGCTAGTGATGAAGCTGACAGACGCTGTCTTGACAAGTTTATTGCTTGCAATGAGCTTTGTCGGGATTTTCGCCTTAGGCCTAATCATATTTTCCATGATCAAGTATTGGGGGAGATGAAATCCTTCTTCGATGCCGTGTTTTTCCGCGGTCCAGAACTCACTTGCGACCTTACTCGGATATCTGAGGGGTTTAAGGTGGGTCCTGGCGCGAGTTTGGGGTGTACTGAGTACGATTTCTATACGAAGTTGTATAATAGCCCTTTAACTCGCACAAACGAGTCGCTGTACACCAACTATCGGTGTGCAATCGTGAACCAGCCAACAGTTCTTGCAGCTGAGCTAAATCGCAAAGCTAACTGTGGTGATCGGATTGTATCAGGAAGCCGTTTGTCATTTGTTCCTAAAACGAGTGATATTTCGCGAAGTATCTGTACTGAACCCACGCTGAATATGTATTTCCAGCAGGGGCTAGGTACTTTCCTTGAAGGTGAGCTGCGTCGCAAGACGCGTATTGATTTAAGTAAACAGCCCATCCTTAATCGAAAGTTGGCGCGTGCAGGGTCAATCGATGGTTCCTATGGAACTATCGACCTGTCTAGTGCGTCAGACAGTATCTCGACTGAGCTTGTCAAATTCTTACTCCCGGCGT